TCTTAAATGCGGCCTCTAAGCGATCAGTTGGAGTTGATTCCAAGAGTTGCTTCATGACGTTGGCCTTTTCTTTGCTGAGAGGCTTCATTAACTCTTCAATCTTGCGATCACGCACAATTGCTTCGTTAATTCGCTTAATCTCAGTTTCTTTAGCAGTTGCTTTTGCTTCTGCTAATTCTGCTGCTTCACGAGCTTCAACTAACTGACTCTGAATGCTGTCAATGAATGACTGCATTTTTTTAACTTCAGCACGTTCGTTTAAGTGTGTTGCAGTGTATTCCGTTGCAAAAGCTTCAAAAATTCTGCGACCAAAATTATTCTGCTTAGCTTCTTGAATATCTTCTTTTAACTGCTTGAGTTCTGTACGTAGGGTAGCATCAGTTGCTTGATCAACTAAAACTGCTGCACGTTCTATAAAACGCTCGCTTAGCTGTTTAAGCTTCTGCTTGCCTTCTGTTACAAGCTGTACTTTTGTACGTGCCAAATCTGCTTTATCTTCAGCAAATTCATTAATTTCAGCACGTAGACTTTCTGTTACGAAGTCATCTAGCTTGCTTGTAGCAGCTTTAATCGCTGTACGATCAGCATGTAGCTCTGCAACTTCTCTTGCAAGAGCTTCATTTAAATACTCATCAAAATTAGCTGCTTTGGCTAACATTGATTCAGTAAACTTGACACGATCATGAGCAATAGATTCACGTTCAGCAGCGATCTTTTGAACCTCCACTGTTAGTGTTTCTGATACCATACGATCAAGAGCCTCAACCATTGTGGCCTTATCGTGTTCATAACGATTAGCCATTTCTTCGCGAACTTCTGCACGAATAGCATCGCGAGCTTCGTCTAGCTTGGTATTCCAAGCTGACTCAAGAACTGCACGAGTTTCTTCGTTCAGGATTCCGCTTTCAATTAATGGTTTTAATGCGTCTAACATTATTATCTCCTGAACCTTACTTTATCTTTAATTCGTTGATTAATCTTGCAACTTCACTTGCAAGATACTTTTGTACTTGTTGATTATTGTTTAAATCTTTTGCCATTTCTAGAACTCTATGTCCACCACGCATATTCATAAGACCTTCATAAACTGCTGTAGGATAAGCACTTGGAGCACTAGGTTGAGCCACAATGTCAATAGTTACAATATCAAAATTGCTAACTGTGCCTGAGCTTTCGCTAACATCTCCGCTACCGCGACTACTAACTCCCAATTTTACACCACTTTCTAACATGGTGCGTACGATATTACCCATTGGTGTTGGTAATATCTTCATTTTACCACAGCCTTTAGCTCCATCTAACCACATCTCTGTGATCATGTGACTTACACGGTCAAGGTTGATTCGCAGATTAGTTGGATGATCAACTTCACCTAGCACAGAATAACCTTCTCTAATCTGCTCGTTTAGATTGGAAACCGCTCTGGCAATTTCATTAGCAGGGTAAACACGCTGATTAGCGTTCTTTACTCCACCTTCAATAAAGATGCCTTTCATAAACAGATCTTTGCCTTCATTGACCTTTACAGTTTCAATCTTTGCTTGGTCATAACTTAGGTTTTCTATTAAGAAAGGCTTCATCATTTTTCCTTATTAGTCAATAGTTGACTTCTTGTTTACACCTGATGGCTCAGTAGTTGTTGGCTTCTTTGCATTTGAAAATGTCTTACCAGCCTTTGCGCCTGGTACATTTTCAAACTTGTCTGCGCCTGGCAACTTACCTTTGCCTTTAGCATATTCATTTGTTGGCTCTTTATATGTGCTGCCTTCTGGAGCAGGATTATTACCACCTTGAGCAAGATTCTTTGCAGTTCCGCCCATGTCGTTCTTGCCGGCTACAGTTGACTTAGTATTTGTTGAACCACCAATTGATCCAGAGCCTACACCAGCTCCTTCGCTATTGTCGCCCTTGTAGAAGTCCTTGACCTTCTCTACATATTCGCGCATCACACCTTCTTCAGGCATATCGCGGTGATCTTCTTCACCTGCTTCGTCGTGCATCAAACGATCAAACTCCGCTTTTAGATCATCAAGTGCATCTTCAAGATCAACTACACGATCTTCAATGTCTTCATGTCCGTGATCTTCGTGATCTCGATCATCCATATCCATGTGGTCTGAATCATGATCCATATCCATGTCGTCCATGCCATGGTCGTCATCACCTTCTTGATCCATTCCTTCTTCATCAGCTTCAATGTCGCCCATCATGTCGTCAGTAGCGTCCATCGACATGCCACCTTCGTCCATCTGTTCTTCCATATCTTCTGCAACTAAATCGTTATAAATGTTACGTGACTTTTCAACAACGATATTATGAAATAGCTCGTTTGCTTTTTCAGTATCTTCGTTGATGATGTATTCAATCAACTTTTCAAACTTGTTTCGCATGTATCACTCCTAATAGGTTAATTCTATGCTGTGATTTTATTTAAGCAGCATATTTGAAATGTGGGTAAAATAGGGATATTTTGAACGATTTGGCAGAACTATATAAAAAGTTGTGGTGTTGACCACTTTTATACATCATTTTGTATAATAGTTTAAATGCCAAACTCTTGCTTTGGAGACATTCCACTTAGTCTTCTCAAATCTTGTAAACCAAAACTAGGAATTTTATTTTTCCTTAAGCTGCAGGGGCAGCCGCTGGCTGACCATACATAATTTTAACTTTTTCTAAACTTTCTTCAAATTCAACTGCACGTTGATCGTTCATTTTTCTTAATTTGTTTATTTGTGCTAATGTTAATTTAGTTTTACGTAAATCAGATATTTTCTGCTGACTATCATCCATAGATAAGTCTTGATATCCTGGTTTGTATTCAGAAAACATTTCATTTAGTAACATAACAAAATTCCTAACAAATTATTTAGTTACTGTGCTAAACTTCCTTCAGGCCCACCTGGAGCAGCAGCAGTTGGTGCTGGTGCTCCGCTAGGAGATCCTGGGGGACCTTGAGGCGCTGGAATGTCAGTGGCTCCAAGATCAGGATTATTTTCGTCAGCAGTGATATCTCCAATATCATCTAAATCGCTAGTAATTCCACCAGGTGTAATACCTAGGCTACGCATATCAGTTCCTGTAGCACTGGGAGATTCAGATGAACCTCTTTCTTCGTGCCACAATTTTTCGTTTTCTTTCATTTCAATTTCACTTAGACCTAGATACTTTTTAAGCATAAATCTCTTGCTTAAAAACTCAGTATCTCTAATTCCAGTAAAAGAACTTATGCGCTGATTGTTGAGTTCAATGTCTCTATATGCAGCAAAATTTTGTGGTTCATTGAATCTAATTTCAAACAAACTGTTGTCGAGACTAAAACCTCTCCACTTTAAAAACAGTTTAAATTCTTTATCAAACTTCATTGCAATATACTTTTGCAATCTTTTGCAATATTCATTAAATCGATATTCTTGAATTAATGCTGTTGTAACTTTACCGTCTGTAAAAACATTTTGGCTGTCATCAGGTCCTGTAGGCAAATAACTGCTGGGAATACGCAAAGCACGAAATAGTTTATTTTGAAAATAACGCAAGTCGTCTATTTCACCTAAATTTTGTCCGCCTTGCAACACTTCAACTTTGCTGCCACGTCCGTCTGCTGTTTGAGGGAAGAAGTAATCTTCATTTATACTAAGAGGATTGTAGCTGGCATCCATCAAATTCTGTCCGCCACCACTTTGTGTTGGAATACGACGCTGGTGTATTTCATTTTTAACACGTTCTAAGAAGCTCATTTGTAAGTGAGCTGGCATGTTACCCACGTCAATATAGAACACACGACGTTCTGGTGCACGTTGCACACGATAGATTAGCAACGAATCTTCTAATAATTCTTTTTGTTTGAATACTTTAAAAATTGATTCAAGTACACTAGTACCAAAAGGCCAATTAACGTCAAGTCCTTCGGTTAAACTAATGTGTACTACATTTGCAGCATCAACTGGAAATTCATTATTTCCTGCACCAAAACGTGTGTTAGGACTGAAAAGTTCGCCGCCTGCTGTATAAGTTCTACTGCCGCCCATATATGGAGCAAATGCATATGAATCATTTGGACCTGGTGCTTTAGTAATTGTATCGTTTTGTAAATTTGGAGAAAGATCGCGAATATAATAAACTTCTGGTACTTTGCCTTGGCTTTCGTTAACAATAACCTTGCTAACGCGGTTCATTTCACTCCAAAACCACTTGTAAGTTTCAGGATCTCTTACAAATACTTGATCACCATACTTTAAAGTATTACGGAATATTTTAAATATTTTACTGTCAAATTCATTTAATGAGTACCAACTTTTAAGTTGCTCTTTTAAAATATTAATTTCATTTTCAGTTGCTTCTTCATTAAAATAAAAATCAAATGCTGTGCCAGTATCTTCTGTAATTTGAGTACAAAATTCTGCAATAATATCTAATGCGCTGTTTACTTCACTGTCAAGATCCATGTTTTCATATTGTGTATAACGATCTATTCTGTTTGGATGACCACTATAAATGTCAGGCAACATGCTTTGATAGTTTCTAAATGCAGCATTTGCTTGACTGTCAAGATAACCAAAACTGTAATTGGCAGTTGAACCATTGACAGGGCTCATACTACCGTCAGTTACTACACGAAAATGTTTTTTCCAGCTCATGTTATATTTATCCTATTCTATAGGGTTATAATTTATTAGGCATTTAAGGCTGTTTGTTTAGTATAATCCTCTATTTTTGCTAGATGTCTTAAACTTTCATCAAACATTGTTTGTAAAGCTGTTAAACTTCGTGCCATCGTATCAAAACTGCTTTGAGCTCTTTGTTCAGGTTGAGTTGGATTAACATTACCAACAGGTCTTACATTTTGTTGTTGTCTTGCTTGTTCTTGTCTTGCTTGTTCATCAGCTACTTGTGGACCAATAGGCAATGTTGAACCACCATTGAAGTACATTTGAGCTAAATTTCTTACACTTCCAGGGTCATTCCAATTAACGTTTGAAACTTGAGGACCAACGTTAGCGCCAGCAGGCGGTGCTTGAGGTGTTGGCATATTAGGCTGTCCAGCACCCGGAGTTGGTTGCTGTCTTGATTCTAACTGTTGTCTTTGTCTATTAATGTTTTCTATCTGTTTTTGTATATCATCCAGCTGTTGCTGTGCATTTGCTGGATTTCTTGAGCCAGCAGGAGGTCTTAATAAACGATCACGATATTTTTCTAACTCTTCTTGTTGTCCTTTAAGTCTTGCATCTTCTTCTTTTTTTACTCGGTCTTCTAAGCGTTCTTGGTCTATTTTTCGCTGCATCGCTGCAACTTCTTCTTGAGTATAAGGACGTGAAGGTATACCTTCCATACTATGCGAAATTCCCAATCTTTGCATAGCTTCCTCTGGACTGGTTCTTGCGTCAACTGCACCTGTTCTTGCGCCTGTTCTATACCCCGTTAACAATCCAGTTGGACCAAATTCTGGCAATACACCTTTTTTTCCAGTTAATGTTTCATTTAATTTTTGTATAGTTTCATTCATAAATCTGCTGGCGTTTACTAAAAGTTTAGTATATTCAGTTAATATTCCAGTACTTGTAAGAATAGTTTGATTCATTCTCACATTAGATTTTTGGTTTTGATCAATTAAATCTATCAGCGCACTTTGTAATTCAGCACCTGGTCCTGCGCCTGGACCAGTTGGAGGTTCTGCTTGCCTAGCTGTTCTTTCTC